TTGACGCGAAGGTCAAGGCAACTGGTCGTCCAGACAAGCCAGGAGTTGCAGATAATGCGACATCAATGGCAGAAATAATTAAGATTGCTAAGGAGTTGGGGGCAAATGGTCGCTGGGCAAGAGACTGGGACGACGTTGTTAGTAGCCTTAAGAAAGGCGCTGCAATTGTCATCAACGTTCAGGCTGCAAGGTTCTACCCACCACAGGCAATCAGCGCATGGCACAAGCGGTTTGTTGGTCGGCACGCTGGTGCTACCTATGGGCACATGGCTGCTGCGGTGTGGGATAAGGAGTTTGGATTTCAGTTTGCTGACCCGACTTTCTCAGGACTTAAGGCAGAGAAGTACGCAGTCACAGTGACAGAAAAGGAACTAAAGGCAATTGCATCAAGCAAGGGGGATGCTCCGCACAGCCGATGCATCATCATCAAGGCGTGACTGAACTAGCCCCTGTATTGACCAACTGCTCTGCCTGCCGTAGCCCATTTGTTGAGGCGATCAACAAGAAGATGAAGGAAGGCGTTGCGGACGTAAAGATCAGCGAATGGCTCAAGGAGAACGGTGGCTACATCAGCCGAGTGAGTCTTGGGAAGCACAAGCGCGACCACCTTGTAGAGCGCCACGAAGCGGCTAGGATCGCCGCCAAGAAGGTCCTAGAGAAGCAGGCAAAGACGATCAAGGCAAAAGGCGACCTCGCCTCGCTAGTGGCAAATCAGGTGTATAATATGGTGGAAGACGGGGCACTGATGCCGACGCTGGCAGAGGGGCTTCGTGCTCAGGAAATGATTGATCGTCGGCAAGAGAAGGGCGCAGACCGAGATCTTACGATCATGCTGGCTCAGGTTCTGGGCGGTGCAATGATTGTTGAAGGAACAGCGGAAGAAGTTGAACAGGAGCAGATTGATGCGTAAGAAGAAGGGTAGCAAATACCTACGAAAGGCTACGGGGCTTAAGGCTTCTCAAATGATCCGTCAGGGTAACTTCCGTGCCGCTGCCCGAATGATCGGGCACTCTGTTGACCCAGAAAATCCAGTTGCTGCTGGTAAGAAGAAGATGTCTCCGAAGTTGCTATCAAAGGCTGCTGCAATTTATAAAGATCAAGTTAAGAATAAGAAGAGCCTTGGTCGCGCCGCCGCAAAGGAAATTAGTTTTGCTCGTGGAAACGCACGACTAATTAGGGTTACCGACTCGCTCCCAACAGTTGCAAATAAAATGCCAGTGTTTAAGGACGTTAAAGTAGTGGCATCAAAGAATATTGCAAAGTCCCTAAAGAATGCTTCCGCCTTTATTGAAGGCGGTAAGGTCGCCCGCACTGCGGCTCGTGGTGCAGGTGTATTTGGTATTACTGCTATGGTGGCTAGCCACTTGGCAGGAGAAGTAAGAAAGAAGAAGGGTTGATATGGCTGGAAAGAAGAAGTTCGCTCCACGCAAACTCAAGTCCCCGAAGCGAGAGGTCGGAGTCAATGCTGCCCTTCTTGCTGGCGGTGGTGCTGCGGGTACTGTAATCGGAGCAAAGATCGGTGGAGCACGTGGTCGTGCTGGTCTCCGAAGTCGTCTTGTTGATGCAACGCGTCAGGCAAAGTTTGCATATGACACCGATATGGGAGTTATTACATCGGGCAAGGATAAGGGCTGGTCACGAGCAGAAGTCAACAAGGCTGATACTGCTGTAAGCCGACTTGCAACAAAGGAAGCAAAGCGATACAACTACAAGAGCCAATCATACAAGGGTATTGTTGGTTCAAATGCAGACATTAAGAGCGGTAGGTATCCTAACGCTAACGCTTTTGCACGGAAGAACACACGAGATGCAATGCGTGGCGCTGCATCAAGCCGTGGCGCACGACGTGGTGCCGCAGTCGGTGGTCTGAGTGGCGTTGCGTTGTCTGCGCTTGCGCAGGCTGTTGCGCGAGAACTTCGTAAGAAGCGATAAGGAGAAATCCAATGACGGAGAGGGATAGGGTTCGTGATTACCTTGGAAGAATCAAGGACGACATGAACCTTCGGCAATGGACAATTAAGGTGTCAGATGATCTGCCCCCTGATGACTCTTGGGCTGACGTTGAGGTAAGCCAGAATCTCTGGACTGCCACAGTACGGATCAGCAATGACTTCTTTAAGGAGTCGCCAGAGCATCAGAGGGAGATCTTGGCACATGAACTTTCGCATGTTCACTATGGGTCTTTGGAGCGCCTCGTTGAGTCGCTTGATAAGATCTTGGGCGATCAAGCCTATAAAATCCTAGAGCACCTTTGGGATATTGAATCGGAGCGCGCAGCGGACTCTATCGCAGTCCCTCTCGGTAGGTCCCTGCCGCTTCCTAACTTTAAGGGTGGGAAAAGATGAGTGTACGAAAACTAGTTAACCCAATGAAGCAAGAAAAGAAGCCGCTTCAAAATATTGATAAGTGGAACCCTCCTACAAAGAAGGACCCTATTAGGATTCCACGTGCAACAATTACTGACAACTATATTTCTGTCCCAGATCAGTACATCCCTGAGGAGCCACCTACGGTGAGAACTCGGAGGAAGAATGCCTAAGTCTCCCGCATGGACACGGAAGGCTGGGCAAAATCCTAAGGGCGGGCTAAACGAGCGAGGTCGCGCCTCTCTTCGTGCCGCTGGTCATAACATCAAGAAAGGCGTAACTGGCGCTGCCAACACCCCAGAAAAGATGCGTCGCAAGGGGTCGTTCCTTTCTCGCATGTTTGGACCTGGGGCACCTGGAGCAATGGTTGCGCCAAACGGAAAGCCGACGCGACGAGCGCTAAGCGCAGCCGCTTGGGGAGAGCCAGTGCCGACAAGCGACGCGGCTAGGGCACGGCTATATAGGAAGGGACAGGCACTACTTGCCAAGTATAAAAACACCAAGTCAAAACCTACTAAGCGATCTTCATAGGGGTCGTACTGACCCTGCGTTCTTCGCAGAGCGTTTTCTTGGGGTGCAGATGAATGCTGGACAAAAGGTCTGGGCTGCTGGCTGCTCCGAGCGCGGAGAAAATGGATGGTCCCCTAAGTACCTGACGACAGTTGTGTCTGCTGGTAACCGTGCTGGCAAGACGCTTGCAATGGCGCTTGTCATTTTCCATTCTGCGTTTTACAAACTAGGGGTTCGTCCTCCGAAGCCCAATGACCCTGAAGACGCTCTCCGTTGGATCAACGCCCCCTACGACTGGTATCATGTCGGTATCCAACAGGAAACTGCTGAACTCGTATTTAGGGAAATTTCCCTGATTACTCAGGGCATCCACCCTGCTCAACAGCGTAGAGGCTGTCCGCTGTTTGCCGACATCGGTCCAGTCGCGAACCTTGACAAGAAGTATCGCGGGGAGTACCTTTGGGTGCAATTCCACAAGGCTGTCGGAGGAGCCAACATCCATTTTAGAACGACGCAAGACAAGGCGAAGGCTCTCCTCGGAAAGGACATGCACGGGATCTCCTTTGACGAGGCTGCGTTTGACCCCTATCTTATGACCATCTACCAAGAGGTGCTCAACCTCCGCCGTCTCTCCACTGGCGGGCAATTGCACTTCATCTCCACCCCGACGGAAGGGATCAACGATTACGCCGATCTCTGGGAATTGGGGAATCCCGATAACCCAAACAAAGATCCCCAGTTCCTCTCGTTCAGGATGTCTACCCGTGACAATATTGGCTTCGGCTTGTCCCAAGAGAACTTTGACAATATCATCCGACAGCAGGTAGAACATCTTGTCCCCCAGAATATTGACGGATTTTTCATTGAAGCCCGTAATGCGTACTTTTCCTCTGAAATGGTGGACCAAGCCTTTGATCCAGTCGTTGAACAAGAGTCACCTCCAATCAAGAAACACCGCTATGTCCAGGGCTGCGATCCTGGGATTTCCTCCGATGCTACGTGGTCTGTTACCCTAGACTATACCGACAAACACAACATGTTGGGGGTACGGGCTAGGCGTAGGAGTGGTCGTCAGACTATAATGAACGTTGTGAATATGCTGCGAGAAACCCATCTGTTGTATAATCAGGGCAGTGCCTGTACTACGATCCTAGATAGCACTGGGTTTGGGGGTAAGATGTTTGCCCAAGAACTTAGTATTATTAAGCCTCTAAGACAGGTGGACTTTTCTGGTACTAAGGCTAAGAAACTTGAGATCCTATCTGATCTTAAGGCTGTTATAGATAAAGGAATGATTAAGTTTCCTAGATCTGGGATCTGGTTGGAACTGAGGAGACAGTTGCTAGGATATAAACTTGATGATCGCAAGTTGGAAACGGATGCTGTAATGGCACTTGCCGTAGCCGTGCGATATGCAACGCGGTCGGCAAGCGAGGCTGTTGAAGATCCGCAGTTTAATTACTTTGGGGTGGTGTGATGGCAAAGGCTAAGGGCGTACCAAGTCTAGTAGAAAATGGACGATCAGTTGCTGGTCAGGTAACCACTGACCCAAATGTTTTTGATACGGTACGAAGAGGCGCTGCTGGTACAAACGTAATCTCTAATGCAACAAAGAAGTACTTTGAAAGCAAACTGCCTCCTGCATACAAAGCAAGTTCCGAAGCACTCAAGAAGCGCGCTG